ACTCATGCTATGGATGCTACACAAAACTTATATAAAATGGCGCAAAGGTATTATGAAAACACTCCAGCCTTGATTAAACCAGAAGTTACAACATCTAACGCTAAAGAGCTAATCTTTGGTAAGCTAGATAGCGGTTATAAGCTCGGTACAGCGGAAAACCAAGCCACAGGACGCTCTAGTACCATACAATTGCTACATGGCTCTGAGGTTGCGTTTTGGGCACATGCCAGTGAACACGCAAAAGGAATATTTCAGGCCGTACCTAATTCACCAAACACCGAAATTATATTAGAATCTACAGCTAACGGCGTAGGAAATTTCTTTCATCAAACTTGGCAAAAAGCAGAAGCTGGCGAATCTGAATTTATAGCAATCTTTGTGCCATGGTTCTGGCAAGAAGAATACGTTTCTACGCCTGATAACAACTTCACAATGACAAGTGACGAAGAACGTCTTGCCGAACAATATAATCTAACTAAAGAACAAATTGCTTGGCGAAGATACAAAATAACCGAATTTAGCGTTAATGGGATAGATGGTGAGCGTTCATTCATGCAAGAATATCCATGCAATAGCGCAGAAGCGTTTCAGCTTAGCGGTGAAGATACGTTTATTGATACTCAACTGGTTATGGAAGCACGAAAAACACTTTATAACGATTCTTTCGGCCCTTTACTCATCGGGGTTGACCCAGCTCGTTTTGGTGCTGACCGTACAGCTATTATCCGAAGGAAAGGCCGAGTTGCTTTTGGTTTGGAAACACATATTAAAAAAGACACTATGGAAATAACAGGGCTTGTACATAGAATTATTGTTAACGAAAAACCTGCTAAAGTATTTATTGATGTTGGTGGCTTAGGTGCTGGAATTGTTGACCGTTTGAAAGAATTAGGTTACGGTGAAATAATAGTCGGTGTTAATGCAGGTAGTACAGCATTAGACCAGTATAAATATAGGAACAAACGCGCAGAAATGTGGGCGGAACTAAAAAATTGGTTAAATGATAAGCCTTGTAAGATTCCTGATAGTGATGAGCTTCATAGCGATATTTGCGGCATACGTTATAGGATAGATAGCAATTCGCGCCTCACCATGGAAAAAAAAGAAGAAATGAAGAAGCGTGGGTTACGTTCATCGGATACAGCAGACTCGCTATGTTTAACGTTTGCACAGCCTGTTAGTGCAATAATAAATAACTCACAAAGCAACCAGATTGCTGGTACAATTTTGCAATCACAGTTATTACAAATACAAGCTAAAGGGATATTTTATGGTACAGGTGAATAAAACGGCACAGGATAACTTGCATCGAATTAAGGAAAACGTTAGCGACTCTTATAAATATTTTGAGGATAACTATAAACGCTATCACGAGTTTCGTAATTATATTTTTAATAAGTCTATTGATGAACGCAAACGTGCGGCATTAAACCAATTACAACGCCCTGCATTAGAATTTAATATTCTTGAGGCTTATATATCTAGGTTGCTAGGAGAATTTGCCAATCAAGAGCCTAGTATTATAGTTTCACCTGCTGAAGGCGTACCAATATCTGCTGATTTACTACAAATTATTGAAGACCATGTCAGACACATCTATTACACGGCAAACAAAGACAGTTTTAGCTATAGTATTTATAAAGATTGTTTAGGGGGCGGTTTTAGCGTAGGAAAAGTTTATACAGATTACGCAAGCCCTATGAGTTTTCATCAACAAATATATTTAAATCGTGTATTTGACCCAACGTTATGCGGCTTTGACCCATCGGCACGCACGCCACATAAAGGTGATGGCCAGTATTGTTTTGAGTTATTTCCCATGACACGCAAAGAGTTTGAACGCGAATACTCTGACGCAGACCTCAAAGGCATGACGTTTTTAAGAGATATGGAAGGGTTTAACTGGTCATATTGTAATTTAAATGACGATAAAATTGTGCTTGTATGCGATTACTTTGAAAAACGTAAATACAGAAAACGCATTGTACAGTTGGCTGATGGTCGCACCATGACCATGAAAGATTATGAGAAAATGGCGGAGCATTGGCAAGAGCAAGGTTATATTGAACAGTTGCCAATTGTTGTAGGTAAACCACGTTGGACAACCTTAGAAAAGATAGTGCGCTACAGGTTAATAGAAAACCAAGTTTTAGAATATGAAGAAACAGATTATACCTATCTACCTTATGTGTTCTTTGATGGTAATTCTGTATTGTTAACCAAAGGCACAACCAATAATACATACCAAATGACGCGCCCCTATGTATATCACGCAAGAGGTATACAAGACCTTAAAAACTTTGCAGGTATATCATTAGCAAACTTCTTGGAAAACCAAATTCAAGGCAAGTTTATTGTAAAAAAAGAATCTATTCCAAAAGAAAAAGATTACGCTGAAGCCTTAACAAACATACAGAGAGCAAACACAGTTGTAGTTAACGCTTATGTAGAAAATGACCCATCTAAGCCCATACCAGACCCAATTAGAGAAATTGTAAACGTAGGTGCACCACCGGAAATCATGAACACATTTTCGGTTACAGACCCAACCACGCAAACTATTTTAGGCTCATATGCGTCTAATGTTGGCAAAGATGAAACAAGAATATCCGGTAAAGCTGTAATTGAATCAGCAACACAAGGTAATGCCGCGGCTATGCCGTACATTGTAGGTTTCTTGCAAGGCTTAACCCAAGTTGGCAATATCATTGTAGACCTTATGCCTAAATATTTAATAGGTAAACGTACAGTGCCGTTAATGGATAGCGCAGGTAAACAGTATTATCAAGATGTTAATGCAGAAGGCCAGCCAGTATTAAAGTATGGCGACAGAAGTATTAAGGTAAATGTGGAAGCAGGCGTATCTTTCCAAGTACAAAAGAATAGAGCATTAGAGCAAATTATTGCATTAATGAATTCTTCACAACAGTTCGCCCAGTTTATGAATAGCCCTCAAGGCTTGAAGATTTTAGTAAGCAACTTAACAATCTATGGTGCTGACAGGTTAGAGCAAGCAATCGAACCATACTTGCAAGAGCAACAACAGCAACAACAACAAATGATGCAAATGCAGCAACAAGCAGCGCAAAACAATCCGCAAATGATTAGGGCGCAAGCAGAATTGATGAAAGTGCAAACACAAGCACAACAAAACCAGATTGAAAACCAATTTGAAATTGCGCGTATTGCAACAGAAAAAGAACTTGCTGACGCTAAGATATTAGAAGCAGAGGCCAAGGTATCACAAGCACAAATAGATAGCGCTGTAAGATTAGAAGAAGCACAAACAAGCCTAGAGGTACACGCTTTAGAAAGTGCGGCTAAAATGGCTGAGGTACGTCAACGCGCTGAAGCCAATAATGTAGATATGCGCAAAGGAATGAAAGAGATTACAGGAGAGCAAAATGAAGAAATATAGAATTACTGAGCACCACATTACACAGCAGGGTGGAATTGAAAAGTTAAAACGTGACGGTTACACTCGAAGTGAGATTATGCAAACTATGTATAAAGTCACAGATGGTGCGAATAAAGACCAACGCACTAAAATTGTTTCTGAACTATTTAATAAGGGTTAATTATGAAAATGAAATCAGGTAAGCATATGGATGTAGCACAAGACAAGAAACTTATTTCTAAGATGATTAAAAAGTCTGAAAAGAAAGATGTTAAAGAAGATAAAGCAATGATGAAAAAAATGGTAAAAGGTAAAAAATCATGCCGTTAAAACCTGGCAAAAGTAAAAAAATTGTTAGTGCCAACATTAAGGCAGAGATGGCCGCAGGCAAGCCACAAGCCCAAGCTGTAGCAATTGCTTTGTCTAAAGCTGGTAAATCTAAAAAGAAAAAGTAAAATTGTTATGCAAGATTTAAATGAAGCTTATACGCAAATATTATTACATTGCGAAAACCTTGAATATTTAAATCAATTTTCAGGGTTTTTGCGTGAAACAGAATACAGAATATTATTGATTGTATGTGGTCATACAAAACACGGTAAAGTACCAATATCCCAAGTAAAGCCTATATTAGATGAATATTGTAAAGCTACGAATTACAAATGTCATTTAAAAAATGTTGCTTATATTTTAACTGTGGCATTAAGAAAAATACAAAACGAAAAAATGTTTCAGTCAATGAATGCAATTAGTTAGCACTTGACACAAATTGTACTTATAGCGAATAATTGGGGTATTACGTTCCCAGTACGGAAATGGGCGCAACTTTTCAGCGACATGAATTGAATCACGGTGACACCTAACATAGTCAAATAGAGGGTTTTATGGAAGATGTAGAGAATATAGTAGATACTGTAAATACTAATCCTGAAGCACAAGAGCAAGAAGTCGCTCAAGTTGACGATATGCAAGTGCCTGTATTCAATCGTATACAGGTTGCAGATGTTGTG